CTTGAAGAAAGGATTTTCCACAAAGATAACATTGTTTTTCTCTTGGTTTGTTTAAAGTACCTTTAGCCAAAGCTAACGCCTCCAAATCTTTTATTAAACTGTACAACGTTGTCTCTGCTTCTAAAGACTTTTCTAGAAGGTTTAACTGCCATGTCAACGGCTGAAGCTAGAGCATCTATAACGTCATCGTGTGCAGGGTTACGAGAAGATAATTCTTCTTCTAGTATCTGAGTGTTGCCGCCTCTGTAGTGCCACATACTCATGTTATCATAACGAGGTTCCAAAATAGAAGCTATCCGTTCTTGTTTGTTGCCTTGGCTCTTGTTAGGTCTGTACTCGTTGATACTTAAAGACAAACCGTGTTGTTTGATTAGTTCTTTTAGTTGCTTAACGATAGCCATCTGTGCTACCGTTGTTTCAGCCCTCATCTTTCTGAATGACCATTTGCTGACCAAGTGAAAGATATGCTCAAAGTAAACTGAGATACGATCAGTCTTGAACCTGTCAATATCTAAGACGTAAATATTATTTTCTGAGTCTATTCCTATGACAACGATAGCTGTTGAGTCAGCCTTCTTGGATAAACTAAATGCGAAGTCAACTGCTGCATAAACATTTAGTTTGTTGTCTCTGTAGAACCAGTAACCGTTTTCTTCTTTCAAATGTTTACGATCAAAGTACTGAAACTTTTCGCTGCCTACGGGTACATTGTCAGGATCAGAGGGGTCATTGTAGTACTGTGCTCTGAACTGACCTTTGTCTAGGTACTGACCTCGTTTCTTAGCGAGAATCTTAATGTCAAACCCAAACCACTTACCGTCTTTTCGTTGTTGTCTAGGCCAGAGAAACTCACCTGTGCCATCCCCTAGGTCTTCTACTGGTCTCTCAAATATCTCGTAGATATTCTCCTCACCTATCTTCTCGCCGTTATCATCGTACTGGTCTTCCATCATTTGAAGAAGATCGTTGTACAAGTCGGCAGGGTGATACCTAGTACCTACGACCCACTCTTTCGCTTCAGCACCTTCAATAGAGGAGAGAAGAGAGTATTGACTTTTGACTTTATTCCTTCCCTCACCTGTATAAGCGTTTTCATACACCACGCAATCATCAAGGACTGCGATGTCGCAATGAAGACCTGTAAGCGAAGTCGTAAGTCCGCCAGTAAAGATCGAAGGGTCTCTAACATTTTCTTTCTTCCTTAAAGGATGGTCCAACATAATCTCTGAGTTGGTCCATCGTGTACGTTTGCCTTCATCAAAGTTTACGTGATCAGGCCAGTACCGTCTGTATATTTCAGATGTAAGTATGCCTTTGATAAAGCCTAGCTGCTTCTCTGCTAGGTTAGCTGTTGCTGAGATATAGAGTATCCTGAGTGTAGGGTCTTTGGTTAACTCCCATGCAACTCTATAAGCTATAAGTCTTGACTTGCCGTGGTCCCTAGGAAATAAAAGAAGCTGATGAGACTTGCTGTCTTCTCTTGTCCACCAATTGCAGACATCTTCGTGACACTGACCTAGTACTTGTTCAGGTGCTATAAGTTTAATAAAAGTTACTAGGTCTTGTTCAGCAGTATCTCTTATTTGTTCTAATGTTGCCATTTTACCACAATTTTAAACAAATGTCAAGTTATTTCGAAGCCATTTTTTCTACTGAATCTCTAATAGCTTTGATGTTCTCATCCATACGTCCAAGAGTTACAGCTTGAGTTTGAACGATACCTTCAAGAGATTCTATACGGGTTTCATTACGGATCAAGTCTCTGGCATTAGCTTTGACAGCACTATCCAAACTGGATATATACCAGACAAGAGCTAGTGTTTGAGCTACAATAGCTAATACCAAAGTGACAGGTACTGACTTACTTAGGTGCCAACTTGTTTCCATCTTTAGTTGACCCTATGCGTAGAAGACACTCTTGCCAGTGAAGTTACGGTTGTCTGATAGACGAATAACAACACTGCCTGAGGCATACCCTGAAACTGTAGCACGATAGTAGACTTCTTCTGCGTCAAACCCTGTGCCTTCATAGTTAGACGTAAAGGTGTCTACATCGAACCATGTGCTTTTATCCCAGCTACGTTGGATAGTAACTGTGGCACTCCATGTACCAGAGAGAGAAAGGTTAAAATGACCAATCACCTGCAAAGCTGCTGTACTTGTGTTGGAGCTTAATGTTTCTGTTACAGCAGACATAATTACTCTCCCTCAGCCAAATGTGCAGCATACGCTGCCTTTACTGCGTCTGTAAATACTGGAGTGCAGATTGCAGATACGTCTGCATCTTCGGCTGAGAGATCAGCATCAGGCATTACCACATGACGGTGGAATGTACGGCTGATTTCTGTGCCATCCTCACTGATGATTGTTGCAGTGCGTACTTGCACCGATGACCAATCACCTTGGTTAATGACTTCGATCTTGTCGTTTACTGTTGTTTTAGTAAGAGCCATTGGTTTATCTCCTTTTAATGGCATTAGGACTGTCCACGGTCTAGCCGCACTATGTCGTTGAGGTGTAGGTGATCGTTGCTTGGATAGCGTCGTTTGCTGCAATAGCAGAGATTGGAACAAGCACAGAAGTTGCGTTGTCAATGACTTCCTCAAGGACAACCTTGCTTACAGATGATGTGGTTCCAAAGCCGCAAGAAAGGCTGATTGCACCTGCTGTAAGATCAATGCCACGGGTAACAACAGAGCCTTGTGCAATGCTGTTCAATGCCTTTGCAAAGGGCAAACCAGTAATTTCTAAGTTGCCAGAACCACCGCCACTTAGAGACCCTGCCATTAGCACAAAAACATTCACAGTCACCGACTTTCCAATCTTCACATAGTCTGCGTAAGCCGTAGCAATCTCATATGTTCCGGCGATGGATGAACCAGCAATAACAGGTGTCCACGTCCCTTCTTCATAATCGTCAAGAACCTCTGCATCGCTGCTTGCAGTCCCTGCCAGCTTAACACCATTCGGAAGAACGGCAGGGGTGTTTGCTCCAACCAAGATGTTGTCTGTGCCAAGATCACTGTAGGGTGTTGAGACACCAGTCATAAAGTCAGAATAAACGCTGTTGTATGAAGCGTTTGCAGTGAACGACACACCGACGGAAGCGTTTTCAATGTAAGCGCCAAACACATTGTTGTTAGCACAGTTTACCGAAGTGTCTGCTTGAAATGTAATAGCATCGCCAGTCAATGCTGCGTTTTCAATGGTTGGATTGTAGAACGAGTTTCCGTTTCCTTTGATTACAATCCCCTGCAAGCACTGCCCAACACGCCCCCCGATAAATGTATTGGCGTTTGGAGAACGGTAGACTGGGGCAGCGGCAACAAAAGAGATGCCAATGTGGTCGAGACCAAGAGATTGGCTCTGCACGGTGCAACGAATGAACGTGTTGTAGTATGGGCCAGTTCCATTCGTTTCATCGCCAACAAGCATAATACCACGAGCCGCAGTAGCAGCCGAATATAAAACAACATCAAGACGATCAAATGTTGAGTAAGAAGAACGGATACGGAAGCCAGTTCCAGACGATGCAGCTCTAACCAAAACAGAAAGTTCTGAGATAGAGCAGCTTACAGGGTATGTCGTTCCACCAATGGGAACAAAGTCAACCGCAACGCTGGAGCCATAGTAATCAAGGACTGCACTGCGACCTTCAATCTTAGTGTTATGTGCCTTGATCTGAACAGTGCTGTCGATACGATAGGTCTTGGCACCAAACACCACGACCCGACCGCCAGAGGCAGATGCGGCATCAATAGCTGCTTGGATAAACGTAGTGCAGTCAGTTGTGGTTGTGTCTGTGCCGCTTGGAATGAAATCATCGACGTTGACCGGATCGCCGGAGATCATCGAGTAGCGTGCTTTGGTCAAGGCCATGATAAACTCCTATTAGACTTGGAACATAATTGTGCCGCTGGCACTAACTAATCCAGAAGATGCAGTCCCAAAATAAAGTGACGAACCAAATGTTACCATTCCTCCAACATGTGTGTTGGTGGAGACAATGCCATAGGTTCCCCACGAATTGCCAGCGGCAGTAAACGGAAGAGAGATATAACTGCTCAATGACACATCAATGTTGGCGCCGCCTGACAGAACCCACTCAGCAACAACGGTTCTTCCAACCTTAGTATATGTTCCAGACCAGACAGGAGTTCCGCTGTTGATAGTAATGCTGGTGGCAACAGGCGTCCACGTCCCCTCTTCATAGTCATCGAACAGTTCACTTGTGCCAGTGCCAGAGGTGGCAGAGAAGTCGATGCCTGCGCCAGAAGCAAGGATGACATTTCCGGTGAGGTATAGGTCACGCCAGCGCAAGCCGTTGAGACCAAGATCAGATACATTCGTCGTTGATGGGTAATAAGCACCGACGCTGTTCAGCGATGCCTTGACATTATTGGCAACCCGAAACCGCAGCGTGCTTGTGCTGTTCACATAGGTCTCGCTGCCGGAAGCACCGATGGCACCGACAGATGATCCGTTCTTTTGCAGATCAATGATCGGGCCATCAGCACCGACGTTGAGCGTCGTCAGCCCGTCTACATCGAGCGGCCCGTCGATTTCTGCGCTTGAGAATTTGGGGTGGCGACCGAAAACCCCGCCTTGTTGTTTGATCGTCATCGTTCGCTTCCTCTATCAAGTTCCAGTCAGGGTGCGGCACTCAACCCATGTTCCGGGTGTTCCGCTGACAGTGCACATCCAGCCCTGAATGATGTATTGGCTTCCCGACGTACCTGCGACAGTCGGCGTCGGGTTGGCAAGATAAGACCCACGAGCCCAAGGCTTCTGCGGGTAGATCGTCGGATAGGCGCTCGGTGGGAAAGCGCCAGTCGGCCCAAACCCCGGAGGCGTGACCTGAGCAACACCGTGGACAATCGGAACCCGCTTGTTTGTGACCGGGTCAAGATAGTCATACTCGACGTTGGTGAACTCCATGCCACGAGATTGCAGGTTCATCACCATGCCGCCGTCTTGGCCCCACAGAAGCCCCCAGCGGTAGCTGTCGGAGAAGATTATCCGAGCATCGTCAGGGCGCACAGCGGGGTCATACAGCGTGTCCGTTTTCATCGCTGTGCGGTCGCCGATGGTATCCCAGAAGCCAGAAGAATACTGGCTGAAGGCATAGAGGTTCTGATCCTGTGACACGTTGCCGCCGAGCCGCATCCCAGTGCTCGGGTTTTCGCCAAGATCAAATGCAGCTTTCCGACCTGTGACCGCCGGGGACTTGGGCTGGATGAAGTTTCCTTCGATCACTCCACCATAGCTGTAGACCGTTCCGTTGACCTGCGTAGGTGCCGTTGCACCGGTCGTGCCAGTTGTCTGCGCCGCATAAATCTTCGACGCATTTGAGCGAAACTCACCGATGGTGGATATGGTCTGACCAGAACCCCAAGCAGAATAGGCACCGACATAAGCCCAATCAACGCCACCATCAGACACCGTTCCGCTTGTGTGAGTAGGGGCGGTTGCCCCTGTCACACCAATGCTGCGGGAAACATAAATCTTGCTGGCGTTGACACGATAAGCTCCGGTCACAGCAATGCTTGTCGCAGTCGTCCATGCAGTCTCTGCATACTGGTAGGTCCAGTAAACACCGCCATCATTCCGTGTCGTAGAAGTGATGGCAACATACTCTCGGCCATCGTTCTCAAAATAGTTGTCAGAAACAACAAGACCCTGAATGCCGCCGAGGTGGAGGGCGATGCCGCTCAGGCTCTGGAAGATACAATTCGTGATGGAACAGTCATAGCCCGACTGACCAAATGCGGAGCCACGATCAAGCCTAATCCCATCGACACCAACGTCCACCATCGTGCCGTCAAAGATAGCGTCGTAAACCTGCGTTCCGGTCCAGAAACGCTGGACACGATACGCATAGCACTCAAGAACGTGAGGGCTTTGCACATAGTTAGGAGTTCCCCGTGGATCACTGATCTCTTGCCAGAACGGGTAATCCACATCTTGAAAATACAGATTGATGTATTTTGCTGTGACAAACCCAGCGGGACGAATGGCGATTGCCCCGTTGCCTTGGGTCGATTTGAAGCAGAAGTTCTCGAAGATCAGGTAGTAGTTTGCGTTGTCAAACATACCCCCACCAGAAGCAGTGTATGCAAATGCGGTGAACGACCCGTCAATCAGGATTGTGCTTCCGCCACCATCAAAGGAAATCCACTTGCGAATAACGCCAGCGTGATATTTCGGAAAGTTGATTTCAGACGTGATGCGGTAGGTTTTTCCTGCAGCAAACTGAAGGCTGACCTCGCTTTGCAGAGCATAGTCAACAGCCGTTTGAATAGCCGCAGTGTCATCTGCTATTCCATCACCAACAGCGCCAAAGTCATTGACCGATACACTTTCTTGCAGCTTGCTTTGTACTGTACGATCTTGTGCGCCAGTGCCACCTTGATTGTAAACAATCTGAGATGAGTCTGTGTTTGTCAGTGAGGTGACATTGATAGGAACTTTAATTTCAATGCTTGAATTTAATGGGGGAGCTTCTGAAAAAGTAAGGTTTGTTCCTGAGATGGTAAAGGTATCTATATTTTGATAGACACCATCAATATGGGCATCTACGTTAGCTTTGATAGCTGGGTTGTAGCCCATAGCAAAAGTTGTTGTAGAGCCATCTCCTGTATGCGTCTGAGTGGCATAGGTAGTAGAAATAGCAGCTGTATTCGGGAAGACAGAAGTCCCGCCGATTGTCAGCCCCTGTACATTAAGGCTCTGAACGTTCAGGATGTCATTGCTGTCCATGTCGAGGTCAGCACCCATTGAGTTAGGTGTAGAACCATCCAGTGACAGGGTGTTGTCAAAAGCATCACGTAAAGCTGTGAAGTTACTATTCAGGGTAGTCGTAGATGCATACCCTGAAGAGATATTACTGATTGTAGGTTTCTTGCCCAAGAGCCTTACCTTTCTAGGATTGAACTTTATCTGATTTCTTTATGTTTAAATCAGAAGGTAGTATTTGAAGATTGTCTGGATGGTGTAAGCCACCCTTAGCTAAAGGGTGTATATGATCTACATGGTATTCTTCGCCAGTAACTGCTTTTAAATCTTTGGCTAACCAGTACAAATTTTGAATTGTTTTCTTTTCTTCTTCTG